ATTAAAGCGGGAGAAAAAGATGGTCTCGGGGTTCTTCCTGTCGCCAGATTGATACAAGAAAAGACATTCGGAGCAACGGGCAGAGCAAGAGCGGCCACAATAGCGCGCACTGAGACACATGCCGCCGCTTCATACGCTACTTACGAAGCTACTAAGGAATTATCCCTACCAGCCCAGCGCAAACAGTGGGTAAGTGTTGGAGATGCTAGGACAAGGCCATATCACGCCGCCGCAAACGGACAGGAAGTTGGAATAGATGAGCCATTTATAATAAGATATAAAGGCGCTGAAATTCGTATGAAGTATCCTCACGATGGCTCTGGAGGGGCGGCAAATAATATAAACTGTCGTTGTTTGGCCGTTTATTTTACTGATGAAGACGCTTTGTTTGACAGCTTTGGAGAAGAAAACATTCAAGTTCCTAAAGTTGATTTGAAGCCTAAGATTGATGTTACTAACATAATGAAAACTACCGGCTTTTCTAAAGCAGACTTAAATGAAGCTCTAAACAAATTCCTTACACCGCTTACTGCAAGGGTAATTTCCAAGTTAGGCAAACCATCAGAAATTATAGGTAAAGAAAAAGCGGGCGTTTACTATGCTAAAACAAAGCGAATGGAAAGCGGGTTAGAAAGACAAGTAATGGTGCATGAATACGGACACCATGTAGACAATGAGCTTTATGAAAGTGGCAACAAGTTCTCAACTTATTGGTCAGAGAAGGGTTTATCGGCGGCTTGGGTAGCAGACAGAAAAGCTATGAAGGTTACTAGGCTTTCAGAGGAGGCCAGAAACAAAAGATTTAAAGAAATAAAGAGCGAGCTCTACGAAATTACAATAATTTCAGGCACAAGAAAAGATGGTTCAACCTATAGCTATGAAGATGGTAGGAAATTGGCCTTTGATGGCGCTGATGGACTTATGGATATAATTGATAGCTTCACGAATGGTAAATTCTATGCTTCTGGGGCTTTTGGTCACGGATATACATATTGGAAGAACAGAAAAGGAAGTGGGCAACAGGCAGAGGCATTTGCAAACTTGTTTGCCATTCAAAGCTCACCAAAGGCTGTAGAGTATGCAAAGAAAAACTTTCCGGCTTTGTGGAAGGCTTTTACTGATAAACTGGAGGAATTTGATGCTAACAATTGAAGACGTTTTAAAAGAATATAAAGAAAAGTTTGGAGTTGAACCTGTTCTTGGGAGAGGATTTGCGGCTGATCATATTGAGCTACTCATCGAAGCAATTGATAAAGAAACCCAATTAACAGAGTTGGATTATAGTGCTAAAGACCCGACAACATTAAGCTTATAACAATACCCCTAGACGTGAAACCGTATTATGTGTTAGTTTGTGGGTAATTTAATTGCGGTATTAAAAAGGACAATAAGATGTCAGACGCTCCACAAGTCGATATTGAAGATTATATCGCAGAAACAGAAACTAAGTCAGAGACCCTTGATGTAGCTTTTGAATATAAGGCTGAAGAAGAAGAAGGGACATTCTCTGGGTATGGTTCAATTTTTGGAAATAAAGATTTAGGAAATGATGTTGTCGTTGAAGGCGCATTCGCCAAATCAATTGGTAAGAAGGGTGCTAAAGCGGTAAAGCTACTCTATCAACACAGACAAGATGAGCCTATAGGCGTTTTTGATGAGATTATTGAAGACCAAAGAGGTCTCAAGGTCAAAGGTCGCCTTGCTATGGGAACACAACGTGGACGTGAAGTTTATGAATTAATGAAGATGGGTGCTCTTGATGGCCTTTCAATTGGCTATAGGGTTGACCCAAAAGGTACATACTATGATGAGAAGGCCAAACGCCGCTATCTCAAGACTGTAGACCTTATGGAAATTTCTGCTGTAACTTTCCCCATGAACCCACGCGCAAGGGTTCAGGCTGTAAAGGGAGCAGAGCGCACAGTACGGGAATGGGAAGAACTACTGCGGGATGCAGGAAGCCTATCGCGCACTGAAGCAAAGGCGGCGGCTTCTGCCGTTACCAAGGCACTGGAACAGCGGGATGCTGTGAAAGAGGAAACGCCTAAAGTCCTTGAGGCTCTAAACAGCCTTACCAACATCCTTAAAACTTAAACGGAAAGGATCGTCCAAATGGAAGATCAAGTAAAAACAGCCGTAGAAGCGATGTCAGGTGCTTTTGAAGAATTTAAAAAAGTAAATGATGATCGTTTGGCTCAAATCGAAGCTAAAGGTTCTGCTGACCCATTGGTAGAAGAAAAGCTTGCTAAAATCGAAGGTGACTTAGATCGATTTGAAAATGTTAATCAGAAGCTAGTTCAACAGCAAAAACACGCTGAAGGTTTCGAAGCAAAATTAAATGAAATCGAAACTATGTTAAAGCGTCCAGCAAATATGATGGAAGCTAAAGAAGTTGATTTATCCCTAAAAGCTTGGGATAGCTTCATGCGTCTAGGCCAAGAAAACATGGCTCCAGAAGAAGTTAAGGCACTAACAGTCGGCACAGCCGCTACTGCTGGTAACTTAGCACCAGCTGAGTACGTGGATGAGTTAATCAAAGTGATTACTGAGATTTCTCCAGTACGTTCTGTTGCTCGCGTTCGTCAAACTTCAAATAAAGAAATTGAAGTACCAAGCAAAACTGCATCATTTGCGGCGGCTTGGACTGCTGAAGGCGGCACTCGCACAGAGACAACTGGTTACACAACTTCTTTAAACACTATCCCAACTCATGAACTATATGCTCTTGTAGACATCTCTGGTCAGTTACTTGAAGATAGCGTGTTTGATCTTGAAGCTGAAATGAACCAAGAATTTGCTGAACAGTTTGCAAAAGCTGAAGGCGCGGCGTTCATCTCTGGTAATGGCACAAACAAACCAACAGGTATTGCTGATGGAAGCACAGTAGGACATACAGCTACAGGTGCGGCAAGTGCGGCTATCTCTACAGATAACCTCATGGATTTAGTACATGGCCTTAAAACAGATTATGCAAACAATGCTACATTCTTAATGAATCGTGCAACGCTAGGTGTAATCCGTAAGTTGAAAGATACTGCTGGTCAGTACATCTTCCAAACTGGTTTCTCTGGTCAGTCTGGTTTGCCAAACACAATCTTAGGTTCACCATATCTTGAGTGTCCTGATGTTGCTGATGCGGCTTCTGGTGCAAAATCAGTATTCTTTGGCGATTTCCGTCGCGGATATATGATTGTTGATCGTGTAGCTTTATCAGTATTGCGTGACCCATACTCACAAGCTTCAACAGGAAACGTACGTTATATCGCACGTCGTCGTGTTGGTGGTGAAGTTGTATTGTCAGAAGCAATGCGCGTTCTGAAGCACGCAACATCATAATAATTGATGAGGGGGGTAATTCCCCCTCTTCTTTAACTAATGGAGAGCCAAATGAAGATTACAATGACTAAATCATCAATTGGGATTACCAGAGAAGATGGCGCTGAGACAGCGACATACGAAAGCGGTAAAGAGTACAAGTCACAAGGTAAGTGGCAAGAAGAAATTTTTAAAGGCTTCATAGACATGGGAATGGCGCATGAGGTCGGTGGCAACGCACCAGTGCAGGAAACAAAAGCGGTGCGAGCTAGGACTGAAGATGGTAAGCTAAAAGCAGATGACCCTTCAACTCCTGATATTAATGAAGCATGGGTAGACGGAAAATCCCCAACAAAGCCAAAGAAGGCTAAAGTTAACAAAAAGAAAATAAATATCTAATTAAAACGGAGACAGGCGAATGAGTGGTTTGAAAATTATTGCTAATCCAGCTATAACGCCTGTTAGCAGAATAGAGGCGCGTCAACATTTACGTCTTGATGATGATGTGGATGATAGCCAAGTGCGAAGTTATATTCAGGCTGGTACTGATTGGGCTGAAAATTACACTAATCGTTTCTTTATCAGTCGCACATGCCAGATGATGCTGGATGGGGCGCGTGAGCTTGATACGCCTCTTTGGGAGGGTATGCGTACCGGTCACTACAGTAGGCCTCTATCAAGCCATATTGAGCTTGCGGCAAATCCTGTTATTTCAGTCGAAAGCATTAACTATTATGCTGATGATGATACACAGACCCTTTGGGCGGCTTCAAATTACTATGTTGATACTTTTTCCGAGCCAGCTAGGATAGTTTTAAGAGATGGCGGTACATATCCAACTGACATGAGAGCCTTTAATGGCCTTGAGATAAACTTTACTGCGGGGTATGGGGCGAATGCAAGTAGTGTTCCTGAAGCAATCAGGATTGCAATTTTACAATATGTTACGTTTCTTTATGAACATCGTGGCGACTTTGAAGGAAATGTTCTGCCGCAAGCACCATCTTCTTTGGCGGCACTACTTAACCCATATCGAATGTTAAGATTTGGTTCTACTCCATATAATTCAGTTATCATGTCTGGGATTTCATAATGTCAGTAGGGAGAATGCGTCACAGATTGCAACTACAGAACAAAACTGTAACTGCAGATGGAGGTGGTTCTGATGAGCTTACGTCATATAAGACTTTTGCAACTGTTTATGGGTCTATTGTAGCAAAATCTGGTGGTGAAAGGCTATTCGGTGAACAGCTTCAAGAGCCAATCACACATATCATCACGTTAAGATTTCGCACTGATTTAACTTTTAAAAACCGCATTCTTTATAGTTATAAGAACAATGGTGTAGCTTCAACGCGAGCTTTCAACATTCAAAGAGTTGTGAATGTAGGAAGCCGAGATAGGTATCTTGAAGTTATGTGCATTGAGGGGGTCGCTACATGAGTGCAATTAAAACCAAAGTTGTAAGAAAAAACAAAACAGATAAAGCGCTCAAGCAGTACAAAACTCAAATTGAACAAATTATTGCGATTGGCGGTCAAATGGTTCGCAATGAAGCGGTAAAATCAATTCAACAAAACTCTGGTGGGGGTAAAGTATACACAAGAGGCGGAACTACACACGTTGCTTCTCCACCTAATTCTCCTCCAAATACTGACACAGGGTTTTTGGCTAGTAATGTTTTTTTATCTATAGATGCTGACAAGATGGGGTGTTCGGTTGAAAGTCGCGCTGATTATTCTGAACACCTAGAATTTGGAACAAGCAAAATGAAAGCACGTCCATTCCTTCAACCCGCCCTTGAGGGAAACAAAAAGAAAATAAACAAACTTTTCAATAGATTGAAGGCTAATCTTTAATGGCATTACATTCTTGGGAACTGCAAAAATCAATATTTTCCACACTTAATGGAAATACAACAGGTATGGACGGGGCAAATGTTCCTGTTTTTGATGATGTTCCTGAGGGAACTTTATATCCATATGTAGTTCTTGGCGAAGAAACAGCCGTAAATAATGGAACTAAAAATCTTGATGGGGTTGAGCATACTTTAACCATTCATGCTTGGTCACAATACAGGGGTAGACGCGAGATCAAAGAGATCATGCAAAGCGTCTATGAAAACCTGCATAATACTGCTATAAGTGTTACAGGTGCATCGCTAGTGAATATTAGACAGGAGTTTAATACAACATTGGCGGAACAAGACGGAATAACACGGCATGGAGTAATGAGATTTCGCGCTGTAGTGTTTGATAACTAAGGAGTAAAAATCATGGCGGCTCAAAAAGGTTCAGCCCTACTATTAAAAATTGGCGCAGACGCTACTGCCGCCGCAAGTGCAGATACATATACAACAGTGGGCGGATTGCGCTCTACTGGTATCACATTAAATGATGAATCGGTTGATGTAACAACCAAAGACAGTGCAGGGGTTCGTGAGCTCTTAGCAAATGGTGGAGTGCAAACGTGTTCTATCTCTGGCTCTGGTGTATTTACAGATGCGGCTTCAGAAACAACGCTAAAAAATGCTTTTGGCGGTGCAAACTTTGCGAATTATCAGGTTGTTGTTCCTGATTTCGGAACATACGAAGGCAAATTTATGCTTTCATCACTGGAATATACTGGTGAATACAATGGTGAAGCAACATATTCTGTATCTTTAGAGAGTACTGGCGCGTTCACCTTCACATCGGCTTAATAAGGAGTATCTAATGGCTTGGAATAATATTACTGTAAGCGTTGCAGATGATGAATTTCCTAGTCATTGTGACGGCAATTTATTTAGCATCCCTTTCTCCTCCGGTCTTAAAGTTGGCGACAGCTTTCGGGCTGGTGGGAAAGAACACAAGGTCACGTCAATAGACAATATAGCAGGGCGTGATGAAACAATATTAGTTAATACAATAGAGGTTGTAAAAAATGACAAACCCAAAAAGGGGCGAATGCCTAATAAATCTAGCGGGGACTGATTATAACACAAAGCTCAACTTAGACAGCATCATGAGAATTGAGCAGTCTTGTCAAAAGAGTTTTTTGAAAATTGCTCAAGACCTTTCAGAAGCCGAGTTCCAAACACAACACATTATCTTTATATTGCAAACGGCGATTAAAGGTGGCGGTAATGAAATAAAAGATAAAGCTATGAAGAATATAATTTGGGAAGCTGGAATTACAGAGGCAATACAAGCTGTTGGAATTATTCTAACAAGTTGCCTTGTTACTGAGGAAAATGAAGAGGGAAACGAAGAAGCGGTGGCGTAGCCTTAGACGCTTTGCCTTGGGATAATTGGATGCAATTGTGCTTAGGTAAAATGGGAATGACAACAAGCGGGTTTTGGGACTTGAGCTTGTATGAATTAACCCAAGCAATCGAAGGGTTTAACGAATTTCATTCTGGGGGAAACCCAAAGCCGCTCCACCGAGGCGAATTGGACGATATGATGGAAAGGTATCCTGACTAATGGCAAGTACAAATACTGTTGATACTCTCAACGTCAGGATTGATGCTGATCTAAGACCCCTTAGACGGGCGTTGCGGAGCACTCAAAGAAGCGTCCAACAAACTTCTAACAAAATGAAGAAGTCTTTTACCGGCATAGGCGCAAGTGTCACTGCTCTTGGTAAGAAAATGGGTGGGCTTAAAGGTATCATTGGGGGTGCTATTGTAGGCACGCTTGGCCTTGCAGTAGCCGCAATTGGTAAAACAGCCGCTACGTTCCAAGACCTTCAGCAAACACTTGATACTGTGTTCGGCGGGATGGAAGAGGGTCAAGCCGCTATGGACTTCATAAAGAGGTTCGCGCAAACTACACCCTTTGATATTCAGACCTTATCCAAAGCCTTTATTCAGTTAAAGGGTGCGGGAATACAGCCGACAGTGGAATTGCTGAATACATTTGGTGATGCGGCTTCTGCAACTACAAATAAAGTTCAGGCATTTGAGACAATGATTCGTATCGCTACAAGGGCGGTTGGCGGCGGCTTGGGTCTTGAAGAGCTTGAACAGCTTGTATCAGCCGGTATCCCTGTCTACCAAATTTTGCAAGATGAGCTTGGTGTAACCCGTGGTGAAATATCTGAATTGGGTCAATCTGCTGAAGGCGCTACAGAAATTATGGATGCCCTGCAGAGAGGCCTAAATAAAGAATTTGGCGGCGGTATGGCGCGTTCCGCAAATAACCTTTCAACAGCCTTTAGTAATATGAAGATAGCGGCGACTGATATACTGGTAGCCCTTGGCGAAGGTATAGGCGGAACTGGCCTTACGGGAGCTTTAACTTTCGCGTCAAACACGTTTGCTCAGTTATTTGTTATTGTTAAGCCATTAGCGCACGCACTTGGTAGTATTCTAGGAGTAGCTTTAAGAGTAATATTAGCTCCGATAAGATTGGTTACAGAAGGTGTTCTGAAACTAGCAAGCGGCATGGCAAGTGTTCTTAAATTCGCCGCTGATGCAATGCCTGAAAGGTTTGCTTCCATTAAGAAAGCGGCAGACAATCTTTCGGTTTCTATGGCAGAACTAGAGGCAAGAATGGCCGGAAGCTCCAAAGAGGCAAAAGCCGCAGGGGATGCAAGTACTGAATTAACAGCGGCGTTAGATGCACAAGCACTAGCGGCTAAAAAAGCTAGGGCAGAACTCGCTGGGTTCTCTAAAGAAGAAATAGCGGCATTAGAACAAGCAAAACTCCTTGATAATATGACTTTCGGTGGGGGCATTTCTTCAACTCCATTAGATTTAGTACCGGACGTAACAGCATTGCTATCGGCTGTAGCTTCAACACAGCTATATCGTGATAAACTGCAAGCCTTGGAAGATGATAAGAATGCTAATGCTGAAGCTGAAACGGCGAGATTAGAAAAATCTCTTTCAGACTCACAAAAAATAAAAGACGCTATTGAAGAAATAGAACGCACAACAAAAGCAAAGTTTCAAGAAATTAGTACATCAATATCAGCCCCATTAGCTGATGCTCTTGTTGAAGGTAAAAGCGTACTTGCCGCACTATCGGATGTGTTTAAAGGGTTCGTCAAGACAATGCTTACCAAGGCAATTGAGCTTATGTTTGTGAACGCTATCTTAAATAGCATATTCGGTCTTACAGGAGGCTCTGCCCTTCCTACTATTCCAATTCCAGGACGTGCTAGTGGCGGCAGTGTAAGCGGTGGACAGCCTTATCTAGTAGGGGAACGTGGTCCAGAATTGTTTGTCCCTTCCGGTGCAGGAACTATTAAGAACAACAGCGACACTAGCAGTATGGGCGGAGGCAGGGGCACAATTATAAATCAAGTAATTAATGTAAGCGCAGGGGTTTCACAAACTGTACGGGATGAAATGAATCTCCTATTGCCGAGAATTAAACAAGAAACCATGATGAGTGTTGCCGATGCAAAAAGGCGTGGCGGTGCTTATGGAGCCGCAATGGGGTGAATAAATGACACTTATAACTATGCCAACAAGTCCAGCCTTTGTAACTTCTGATTGGGGAATAACTCGCTCCGTAGCATTGTCTGAAAGCCCATTTACAGGAGCATCACAGGTTCATAAGTACGCAAAGGCCAAATGGTCAGCTACGCTTACTTTACCGCCTATGAAGCGAGATCAGGCGCGTCAATGGCAAGCTTTTTTTATGCAGTGTGAAGGTAGGGCAAATACCTTTCTTCTGGGAGACCCTGACGGAAAAGAAATTACAGGTGGCATTCCTCCGAGCTCTATAAGTGTAGCCGCCGACGCCGCGATTGGGGATACATCTGTAAACCTTACACTTGGTTCAGGTAAAAAAATAAGCCAAGGAAGTTATTTGCAGTTTTCTACAGGCGCAAATTCAAGATTACATATGGTTGTTGATGATAACACAGGAAACGGAATTGTAACAATTCAGCCGCCTCTAAAGACTGCAATTACAACATCTACTGCGGTTGTTTTTGTTTCTCCTCAAGGTGTTTTCAGAATGGACAACAATGATATGCGATGGACAGCTAACCAACTAAGTAACTATGGCATTACTTTTACTTGTAGTGAGGCTTTATGAGCAGAGATATTCCATCCGCACTATTGACTGCTCTGACAGGTTCAGAGATTGAGCCATTTTATGCTTGCGAGTTTATGTTTGATACAAAAACTGTAACAGACATTAATGGCAACGCATTTGAAGTAGCTCCTATGCGTCTTTGGACGGGTGTGGGTAACAGAGTAATTGAAGTTCAAGGTGAAGATCAGACCTTTGTTGGCACTGGACAGCTATTAAATATTGGCGGTTTGGATGAGGTGAATGATTTATCCGCAAAATCTTTATCAGTAAGTTTATCAGGTATATATTCGGAAACATTATCTATAGCATTGCAAGAGCCATATCAACGCCGCCCTTTCAATTTGTACTTTGGAGAAGAAAGCGTCAGTAATGTTGTTCAAGTATTCTCTGGAAAAATGAATAAAATGACTATTCAGGATAGCGGTGAGACCAGTACTATACAGATGTCAGTCGAAAGCAATTTGCTGGAACTTGAGAGATCAAGTGGATGGCGCTATACTGAAGAAAACCACAAATCAAGGTATTCAGGGGATAGTTTCTTCTCATACGTTCAAGCAATACAGGATCAAACAGTAACATGGGGCAGAGACTAGCATTAAATTCATATATATCTAATTATCCTGATGATGAGTTCCGGTGGGGGGTGAATGATTGCTTTACCTTCACGAATGGAGCTTTTCATGCTATGTATGGCGCTGGATATGCTGATGATTGGATTGGACGCTACATGAATAAAAATTCCCCTAAAAGCCGTAAATCAATGCTTAAAGAATTTCCCCACACCACGTTATTTGATGGTCTGGCAAGCAAATTAAGAAGAACAGATCAACCAATTTTCGGTAGCCTTGTAACTACAAGCAAATGTAAGCATTGGGTTACTGGGTGTTCACTCGGTATTTCTTTGGGCTCTAGGGCAGTTTTTTTATCAGAAAGTGGCTTATTAAAACTAAATATTGAAGATGTAGAAAGTTCTTGGGTTTTGAAATGAAGAATAACACACCATTCAATGTATTAAGGCACTTGAACCAGTGGGAGGTAGCACCCAGAGAGCCAGCAACAGTAGCCGCTGTAGGTAACTTTGTTCTTGGGGCTATAGGGATTACAGGAGCTTCTACTGCCACAGCAACTATTGTAGGCTATGTAACAATAGCGGTAGTTAGCTCTGCTTTAACAGCCGCCGCTGTCGTAGCTCAATTACCAGACATGGATTTAAACCAAGGCGGAGCAAACAATTCAGGAACATTGCTTCAAAATACTAAGAACCCCCTATCACCTTCTAACTTTGTATATGGTGAAGTTCGCAAGGGCGGTACGGTTACTTTCATAGAAGTAACAGGTGTCGGTAATAAAATACTACATCAAGTAATAGCGCTCGCACATCATGAAGTTGAGGAAATAGGCGACATATATTTTAATGATGAAATTGTCACTATGAATAATGAAGATGTGATCAGCGACCCTTACAACGGGTTCGCAAAAGTTTACAAACATCTAGGAAACCAAACAAGCGCGTCTGACCCATTCGCCAATTCAAGTGCTACCCTTGCTAACACCTTACACGCAGAGACATCCGCAGGCAGTGATTTCATCGGCAAGGGTGTAGCTTATATTTATGCGCGCTACACTTACGATAAAGATGCTTATACTAATGGACTTCCAAATATTACTGCACAGGTAAAAGGAAAGAAGGTCGTAAAGACAGTAAACGGAGTGGCTCAGACTGCCGCTTACAGTAATAACGCGGCTTGGTGCATTAAAGACTACTTACAGTCAAGTTATGGGCTTGGTGATGATGCAATCAATTATGCTACATTTGAAGCCGCCGCCGCTATATGTGACGACACAACAATACTTTCTGACGGAACACCTCAGTTTACAATGAATGGAATTGTAACAGGTAGTGACAGCCATGGAAGCATCTTGGAAAAGATGATGACAACTTGTGGGGGTACTTTGTTTTGGGGCGCGGGTTCTTGGAGAATTTACGCCGGTGATTTCGTAGCTCCCACAAAGACATTAACATTAGACGATTTTAGAAGTGCTATAAGTTTAGATACAAAATCTTCTATGCGAGATAACTTTAACGCTATTAGGGGTACTTTTGTAGACGCGGGTAATGATTTTATAAGTGCAGATTATCCACAAATAAGTTCCGACATATTTCTTAATGAAGATAATGGTGTTGAAACAGTTTTAGACCTTAACCTTCCATTTACAACCAATGCGATAGCCGCTCAACGTATTGCTAAGCAGTTACTTTACAGAAGCCGTGAGCAATTAACTATGAGTGCAGATTTTGGGATGAATGCATTTGATGTTGAAGTTGGTGATTTCGTAAAAATAAGAAATGAGCGTTACGGCTGGTCTACTGGCGAAGAAAAGATTTTTGAAGTTAGTGGGTGGAGACTACAACCTGACCCTAAAGGCTTGGATTTGCGGGTAAATTTAACCCTTAGAGAAAGTAGTGAAGCCGCATTTGGGTTTTCGGCAGCTGATGAGATAACAATAGTTCAAAACAACACTACCCTTTTAAAGTATTATGATGTGCCAAGCATCGGTGTGACTGTTAGTCAAGAATATCGTGAAGTTAATGAGAATGTTGTAAATGTTTTAGTTGTTACTGTCATTAGCTCTGATATTGAGCGTGTAGAGAGTGTTATTTTAAAATACAAAAAGACTTCAGACACAGAATTTAAATCAGTGGGTCAGGCTATTTTGATTAATGAAGGTAGTGACGCTGGTAGGTTTGAAATAGTTGGAGTTAAAGCGCCTCAAATTTCTGAACCAGCTATAAATTATACTGTATCAGTCACACCAGTAAATGCCGTTGGGTTTAGAGGAAGCTCTGTAACTACAACTTATAACCTTACAGCCGATACTGTACCACCTTCTGTACCAGCTTCTTTAAGCCATTTGATGTCAGGTGGCACAATATTCTTTGAATGGCCGGCGGTTGATGATTTAGATTTATCTCACTATAAATTATATTATTCATCAAATAGCAGTGCAAATTTTACTGATAGTTCTGTTTCGTTAAAAATATCAAAAATTGCCAGACCAGCGACATCAATTACTTTTGCCGCCCTTGCTGGTAAATTCTTTATTACATCGGTAGACAAAACTGGAAATGAAAGCGCCACGGCAACAAGTACAGTCGTGCTTGCAAGTGAATTACCTCAACTTGGGAATATAACTACACAATCTGAAGAAACTGCATTTAGTGGCGCAAAGTCCAATGTC